TTACAAGATTACCTAATATGACTTATTTTTGTCAGTCAGTTTCTCTTCCGGGTTTATCAGTAGGAGAGGTGCCAAGAAATACTCCATTTATTGATCTTTATTCACCAGGCGAAAAACTTGTTTATGATTTATTATCATTCACTTTTATTGTTGATGAAGATTTAGGATCATGGAGAGAAATACATGATTGGATGAGGGCTATGACATTCCCGGTTGATTTTTCTGAATACAGAGATCTTCCAAAATTGAATCGGTTTGCTAATAAGCCCCAACCTCAATTCTCTGATGCGACAATGACGATTCTAACTTCAAGTTTTAATACAAATTATAATATTCGTTTATACGATTGTTTTCCAATTTCTTTATCTTCCGTACTTTTTAGTTCTACAGACTCTCCAGAAAATATCATCACAGCAGACGTTTCTTTCAGATTTTCATATTTTGATATTGTAAAAGTCTAACGACTTGTTGTACAATTACCGATATTAATCGGAGTTTTTTATTATGCTTAACATTGAATCTCTCATGGAAATGTGGAAAAAAGATTCTGTCATGGATCTTTCTCTTACTGAAATCAAAGATCAGTTTGGTAGAATACCTTTGCTGCACAGCAAATATCTCGATATCTTGATCCATAGCCGTCTCATGCTAAAGAAGAATCAAGACAAATATTATAAGATGAAGAAAATAAAGTGGGAATATTACACCGGTAAACTTGATGAAGACACCATGAAAGAATATGGATGGGAACCATTTGCAATGAAGTTGAAATCTGATATTGCTATATACATTGATGCAGATGAAGATTTGCAAAAAATTAAATCATCAATGTATCTTTGTGAACAAATGATAGATTTCTGCGATAAAGTCTTAGGTGAACTTAAAGCTAGAACATTTCAACTTCGAGATGTTATAACATGGGAGCGTCTGGTACAAGGTGCAAATTGATCTAATCGTACAAAAAGAAAATGAAGCATATCTAAAAATTTCATGTGAGAAGCATGTAGCAAAACTTCTCACTGAATTTTTTTCTTTTTTTATTCCAGGTTATCAATTCACACCTCTCTTCAAACAACGTCTTTGGAATGGTAAAATATATCTTTTTGATTTTCGAACACAAAGATTATATTACGGGCTTCTCAAATACTTAAAAACTTTTTGTGAAAAAGAAAAACTTATTGCACTGTATGAAAATGATGTTGAACAAAAAGGTGAGTTATCAAAAGAAGATTTTGTTAAATTTGTCAAAACTCTTAATTTACAACTACAACCAAGAGATTATCAATTAGATGCGGTCTATCAATCAATACTCAATAAAAGATCTCTCATCCTTTCTCCTACTGCCTCTGGCAAGTCTCTTATACTTTATATGCTCACTCGTTATTTCCTTAATAGGAATAATTCTCGTGGGCTTCTTGTGGTTCCAACAATCAGCCTTGTGGAACAAATGTATAGTGATTTCGTTGAATATTCAAGACAGGATGATTTTGATATGGAGCAAATTGCTCACAAAATTTATGGCGGTAAAGAAAAAGATTCTAAAAAGAAATTAATCATCACTACATGGCAATCAATTTTTAATTTGCCAGAAGAGTGGTTTGAAAATTTTGATTTTGTTTTAGGAGATGAAGCGCATAGTTTTAAAGCTAAATCTCTTACTTCGATTATGACCAATCTTAAAAACGCAGACTATCGCATAGGTTGTACGGGTACACTTGATGGAACAAAAACACACAAGTTAGTGTTAGAAGGTTTGTTTGGTCCTGTATATAATTCTGTAACAACAAAAGAACTTATAGAAAAAAAACAACTTGCACAATTTGATATTAAGTGCATTTTGTTGAAGTATCCAGAAGAAGTTTGTCGCAGACTTAGAGACGGCAATTATCAAAGCGAAATAGATTACATTGTCTCATGTGAAGCAAGAAATAAATATATAAAGAAACTTGCCCTTTCAATGAAGGGTAATTCCTTAGTTCTTTTTCAATTAGTAGAAAAGCACGGAAAAGAATTATATAAAATGATAGAATCTGAAGCAAAAGAAAGAAAAGTATTTTTTGTTTCTGGAGCCACAGATGTTGATATCAGAGAAGACGTTAGAAAAATTACAGAAAATGAAAATGACGCGATTATTGTTGCGTCGTTTGGTACCTTTTCTACCGGAATTAATATTCGTAATTTGCATAATATTATCTTCGCATCTCCTTCTAAGTCTCGTATACGAAACTTGCAGTCTATTGGGCGAGGCTTGCGACTTGGAGACAATAAAGAAAAAGCCTGTCTCTACGATATTGCAGACGATTTTCGAATAGGAAAACATACCAATTATACATTGAATCATTTCCGAGAAAGAATTACAATGTATGATGAACAAAAATTTGATTATAAAATATTTAACGTGGAGCTAAAAAATGTCAAGTAACGTATTAATATTCAGATTAGTCTCCGGCGAAATTATAGCTGCTCAATCAAGATATAACAGTAAAGATAAAACATATCACCTTATGTGGCCAGTTGAAGTTTACTTCAAGAGATTGACTACAGGAGGATCTATGATTGGCCTTTATCCTTGGTTAATTACCGAAATTATACAATTGAATTCTTCAATCATCGAAGAGTCTAAAGTAATGACAATTAATCATCCTACTGAAAAGTTTATTGAATATTACGATGCAATGGTTAAATATTATGAGAAACATAATACAAAAGAATTAGCAGAAAAACAACTTGATGCAATCATCAAGTCATATAACGAAGATACTGTATCGGAGAGCGACTTTGCTGATAATGTCTTTGAAGAAGATGAAGAAGAAAGGTTGATAAAACCTAAAGCTAAGAAAAATAAGAAACTTCATTGAAAGGGTGACACAGTTATTATACACCGATTGTCAACCCTGTCAATATAAACAAAGAGAATTTCCAAAATGTCAGAACACTATGTAAAGAATGCAGATTTTCTATCTGCACTTATAGATCACAAAAAAGCCTGTGATGTAGCGAAAGAAAGTGGATCAACTCAGCCTAGAATTCCTAATTATATAGGAGAATGTTTTCTAAAGATAGCAGAACATCTTTCTAGAAAACCAAACTTTGCAATGTATACTTTCAGAGACGAAATGATTTCTGATGGTGTTGAAAATTGTATTATGTATTTTAGAAATTTTGATCCAGAGAAATCAAAAAATCCCTTCTCATATTTCACACAGATAATTTATTATGCCTTTCTAAGACGAATCATTAAAGAGAAAAAACAACTGTATGTAAAGTATAAAGCAACAGAACAGTTCGGTATCTTTGATTCAATGGAAGTTTTTGAAGGTGATGAGGGTATTGGGCAAATTGAGACTTATGAAAACATTTCCGAGTTTATTGAAAAATATGAACAGGGAATGAAAAAGAAAAAGAAGCCAAAAGGTATTGAAAAGTTTATCGAAATAGATGATAATGTTGAGTCAAATTTACTTGATAACTTGGAAGATATAGATGAAGATAGCGATACTCGGTGATACACACTTTGGAATGAGAAATGATTCACTTCACTTTCATAAGTATTATCAAAAATTTTATAATGATGTATTTTTTCCTTTTCTGATAGAAAACAAGATAAGTAGTGTCTATCAATTAGGAGATCTTTTTGATAGAAGAAAATATATAAATTTTAATTCTCTCTATTTGTCAAGAAAATATTTTTTTGATGTGCTAAAAAAGCATAATATAAAAATGATAACTCTTCTTGGTAATCATGATATAACTTATAGAAATACTTTGCAAGTAAATTCTTCGGAGCTTTTGCTGAAAGACTATGATAATATACAAGTAATTCATAATCCAGCAACAATAGAATTAAATGGAGTTTTGATAGATTTAATACCATGGATTTGTGCAGAAAATGAGCAAAAAATTTTTGAATATATTGAAAAATCTAAAGCAGAAATATGCTTCGGTCATTTCGAGATTGCAGGATTTGAAATGGACAGAGGTAATGTTTGTCACGAAGGTATGGATAGAAACCATCTTCGTCGTTACGATATTGTTCTTAGTGGCCACTTTCATCATAAGTCTACTGATGGACAAATATATTACACTGGAACTCCTGGTGAAATAACTTGGTCAGATTATGATGACCCGAGAGGGTTTCATATTTTTGATACCGAAACAAGAGAAATGGAGTTTATTCAAAATCCTTATAGAATGTTTTATCGAATCGAATATGATGATTCTAAGCAATCATTTGAGTATTGGAAAGATTTTGACTATAGTCAGTTCAATGAAAAATATGTTAAGATTTTGATTGTCACTAAAAATAATCCTTATTGTTTCGATACTGTTTTGGATAAACTATTGAAAGAAAATCCAATAGATGTTTGTGTTGTAGAAAACTTTGAAGAATTGGAACATATAGACGATGATACGGTAAATCAAGCTGAAGACACCGTGACCATTTTGTCCAAGTATATAGATCAGTTGACTTTGAACGTAGATAAAGATAAACTAAAGAATGTTATGAGAAATCTTTATATAGAATGTTTGAGTGCTGAACAGGATTTATGATTGTATTTAAAACTATTCGTTGGAAAAATATTCTTTCTACAGGAAATATTTTTACTGAGATAACTCTCAATAAGTATAAAAATACTTTGATTGTTGGTGAAAATGGTTCTGGTAAGTCTACAATGCTTGATGCATTGTGTTTTGCTTTGTTTGGAAAACCTTTTAGAAAGATTAATAAGCCAAATATAATCAATAGCATTAATCAAAAAGACGCTTTGGTTGAACTTGAATTTGATATAGGAAAGAAAAACTATAAGATTATTCGTGGGCTAAAGCCAAATATTTTTGAAATTTATTGCGATAAAACTTTGTTGAATCAAGAAGCAAAGTCAATTGATTATCAAGATTATCTAGAAAAAAATATTCTCAAAATCAACTTTAAGTCATTCACGCAGATAGTGATATTGGGTAGTGCATCATTTGTTCCTTTTATGCAATTGTCCGCTTCTGATAGAAGATTGATCATTGAAGACTTGTTAGACATTCAAGTTTTTTCTTCTATGAATGCTTTAGCAAAAACGAGACTTGCTGAAATCAAAGAAACTATTCAAAAGAATAAGTTTCAAATAGATCTTTTGTCTGAAAAAATATCAATGCAGAAAAAACATATTGATACGCTAAAGCAAAATAAAGATGAGAAGATAGAGATTCATAAAGAATCGAATATAAAAGATCAGCAAAGAATTGCTGAATATGTTGAGCAGATTGATTTAATGAGAACTGAACTTGCTGATTCATCTCTATTGACACAAGAAAAACTCAATCAAGAAAACAAAAAAAAGAAGCTATTATCTCTAGAAGGATCTATAGATTCAAACATAAAAAAGAACAAGAAACTTGTTTCGTTTTTTGAAGAGAATGACAAGTGTCCAACTTGTCTACAATCCATTGATTTCATCTTCAAAGAAGAACAAAATAAATCTCTAGAAGATAAAAGAAAAGAATATGAAAAGGCTATGCTTGAGTTGGAATCGAGATTGCTAAAACTCGATGAGAGTCTCGTGACAATCAATGAACAGATAACCGATTCGCAGAAAAAGCAAACGAAGATTAATCACTTGCATGAAGGAATACTTGTATTGAATTCAGAGATTCTAAAAAGGCTGGATGAAATTCAAAAACTTCAAGATTTACATGATTCTTCTAATGAAGAAATTAGACTATTGGAAGATCTAGAGAAAAAACTTTCTGAAAAAGAAGATGAAAATAAAGAAGAAATTGAAGATCGTTCATACTATGAAGCTGCTGCAATTTTGTTAAAAGATTCTGGAATAAAAACAAAGATTATAAAACAATATCTTCCAATTATAAACAAACTTGTAAACAAGTATCTTTCTTCTCTTGATTTCTTTGTCAATTTCAATCTTGACGAATCATTTAAGGAAAGTATAAAATCTAGACATAGAGATGAGTTTAGTTATGAATCTTTTTCTGAAGGAGAGAAACAAAGAATTGATATGGCACTTATGCTGACTTGGAGGTCAGTAGCTAAGTTAAAGAGTAGTATTAACACCAATCTACTCATTTTGGATGAAATATTTGATTCATCTCTAGACGCAAATGGAACTGAAGAATTAATTCAGATTCTTCATGAATTAGAAAATACAAATTTATTTGTTATCAGTCACAAATCAGATCAATTGATTGAAAAGTTTGATCAGACAATTAAGTTTTCAAAAGTAAAAAATTTCTCAAGAATGCAGGTATAACTATGAGCACACAATTAAGGTTAGACACTAACACTAATACATTAAAAATAAACACAGGTGGTGAATCTGTTAGGGCTAAAAATTATGAGCCTTTGTCTGTTTTTGATGATACGAATCCTATGTTGAGTCGTAATATTCCAACATTTAATTTTAACAACCCAGAGGTAAACCCAGAAGAATTGTCTGGTAGGTTAAAAACTACAATGAAATTGTATGGTGGAATTGGATTGGCAGCAAATCAATGTGGTCTTCCTTTCAGAGTCTTTGTCATAGGTAATGGTGATGAATCTATTGCTTGTTTTAATCCTAGAATAATTTCAGCTTCAGAAACGAAAAATGAATTAAAAGAAGGTTGTTTGAGCTTTCCAGGAATGTCATTGAAAATTGAAAGACCTGAAGTCATTGAAGTTGAATATGAAAATGAAAAGGGGATTGCTGTAAGATCAAAATTTTCAGGTGTTACTGCGAGATGTTTTCAGCATGAACTAGATCATCTTAATGGAATTAAATTCACATCTTATGTGGGAAAAACTTCTCTAATGATTGCTAAGAAACGTCAAGATAAACTAAAGAAAAAGTTTGCTAGAGGGCAAATGAGATGAAGCCATGGCAGCATGGATATGAATTAGATTATTTGAAGAGTCTTTCGAATAAGTATTCTGATTATAATGCTTTTGCTCTATCACCTTTTGCAGAAGTCAAAAAGAATAATATTGCGGAGATGCTTCACAAAGGAACATTGAAAATATTTGATGATTCTTTTATGGAAATTGCTCCAGTAAAAGTAAACACGCCTATATTTTTGCATGGAAAAACATTGATTGCAACCAAGCAGAAAGGTGATGTTACTATTTCGAAGCTATCTGGAAACAACGATAATTTAGCTAAATATATCAATTTAGTAAAAGAGAATGCTTGGCTTTATGTTTGGGCAGAAGATTCTAAACAAAATAACCTAGCTCAAGAATGCGGATTCACAAGAATTGGTTCTAAAATTACTACGTTTGGAGAAATACATGCTATTTACTATCGCGGTGAGGATAGAGAATTTCCTAAAGTCAATCCTGCTGAAATTTTAAGTATTAAAAAAATTGATAATGTTGATACTCTTTTGAT